TGGAAGCCCCTCGTAGACGCAGGCCAGGTCTCCTGCCACGCTTCGATCTGCCTCATGCCCACACGGTGGATCCCGCCCGGCAGCAGCTGGCACCTCGGCCACACACCTGACCGCACCGGATGGACAGGACCAGAACACGAACGGTGCAACGAAGCGGACGGCGCGCGGCGCGGCAACCGCATGCGTGGCACACGCCAACGGCAGCCAGCACGGTGGGTCACATCCCGCCCCTGGTAGGGGGGGACCCTCGCGACGTGAAGCTGACCCTCCATGACCCCGCAGTCATCCACAATTTACTTACGCGTTCAACTTTCCGAGTTTCCGCAGGTCAGGTGCCGTGAGGACGACGAACAGCGGTCAGTTTGAGCAGACGCTGAAGGAGTTGCGCCGTCTTGGCCGGGTTGAGCGGATCGACGCGGCGGCGGTTCAGTCGCTGCGGTCGATGGCGCGGGCGCTGGACGCGGAGCCGCAGAACGCGGCTTTGTGGCGGCAGTACCGGGAGGCGCTGAGGGAGTTGACGGCGGATGACGACGCTGCTGGTTCCTTCGACGAGGCTGTTGCCGCCTTGTCGGCCGAGGTTCGCGACTCGCCGGCGTCCTGAGCGGGAGACGTTCGGCGAGGAACTGGCCGATGTGGGGCGGGCACTGGGCCAGCCGTTCATGCCGTGGCAGGGTGACACGGCAGACGTTGGCTGTGAGATTGACGGGAGCTCGCTGCTGCCTGCGTACCGGCGGGTGGTCACGACGGTGCCGCGGCAGCAGGGTAAGACGACGCTGTACCTGTCCTGGCAGATCAACCGGTGCGTGTCGCCGCGGTGGGCGCAGCCGCAGCGGTCGGCGTTCACGGCGCAGTCGGGTAAGGATGCGCGGGACAAGTGGCTGCATGAGATTTTCCCGCTGATCCGCAAGTCGCGGAAGCTGAAGCCGTTGGTCGGCCGGATCTATGAGGGGATGGGGAACGAGTACATCCGGTTTGCGAACGGGTCGCTGATCATGCTGCTGTCCACGTCGGCGTCTTCGGGGCACAGTAAGACGTTGCATCAGGCGGTGCTGGATGAGATCTGGCATGACACCGATGGCCGCCGGGAGCAGGGCCTGGGCCCGGCGATGCTGACGATCGAGGACGCGCAGGTGTTGCTGTGCTCGACGGCGGGGACCGCTGCGTCGGTGGTGCTGGATCGTGCGATGGAACTCGGGCGGGCGGCCGTCGAGGCTGATTCCGGTCACGGGACCGCGTATATCGAGTATTCGGCACCGGATGGGTGGGACCCGGGTGATGAAGAGTCATATTTCAGTTTCATGCCTGCGTTGTGCCCGGATCCGCCGTGCCGGTGTGGTCGTGGGGAATGGCGGCACACGGTAACGCTGGCCACGATCCGCAGTCAGCGGGAGTCGATGGAGCCGGCGGAGTTCGCCCGGGCGTACGGGAACATCCCGGACCGGACCGGGGCGCGGGCGGGTGCTGGTTTCGCCGCCGCGTGGGCGGATCTGGCAGATCCCCGGTCGCAGATCGCGGGCGGCGTGGCGCTGGCGTTCGCGGTGGAGCCTGATGAGTCGCTGTGGCCGGGTACCTGGTCGGTTGCGGTGGCGGGGCGCCGGGCGGATGACTTGGGCCATGGCGAGTTGACCGAGCCGCCGCATCAGGACACGGCAGGGCTGGTGGACCGGCTGTGCGTGCTGGCAGATGCGCATGACCCGTGCGTGCTGGTGATGAACCCGGCCGGGGCGGCAGGGGCGTTCGTGAAGGAACTGCTTGAGCGCGGGTTCGCGGTGGTGCCGCCGGGCAAGGACCTGCCGCCGGGGAAGCGGTGGAGGCTGCAGATGACCGGGCCGCGGGAGTATGCGCAGGCATGCGGGGCCCTGGCCGCCGATGTGGCGAACGGCCGGTGGCGGCATCTGGGGCAGGAGCCTTTGGATGCGTCGGCGGCCGGTGTGCGGACACGATCGCTGGCAGATGCGTGGGCGTGGTCGTGGAAGGGTGCCACGGCACCTGTCAGCCCGCTGGAGGCAGTGACTTTGGCCCGGCATGGGCATGCGACGCATGGCGTGAACCCGGCGGCGTTCTTCATGTCGTGGCAATGAGCAGAGGGAGTTGGCGCTGGTGACGACCGTGCTGGAACGTGTCCCGGTGGAACGGATCACCCGTGAGGCCCGCGACGTCCATCCCGGCCGCGCCGTCCTCACGGTTGTGGCGGCGGTCCTGTTCGGGCTGGGGTGGGTGACGGCGCGGACGCTGGGAGGCGTGTGGCTGGTCGTGGCGTGGTGCGCGGTGGCGGTGCGAGTCGGATGGGCTGAGGGCCGCCGTGGGTCTGCTCGAGCGGATCGGTGACGCCCGCGCCGCGTCCCGGGATGAGTCGCGGTACTCGATCGACACGTGGATCTCGCAGTATCTGATCCCGTCGGCGGGCCAGTTCACCTACGGCGGCCAGTCGTACCCGTACGGGTACGGGCAGGGGCTGAACCAGACGCTCGCGGGGAACCGGGTCGTGGAGATCGCGAACTCGATCCCGGGGTACCGGATGGCGTTGCAGCAGTGCCCGCCTGCGTTCGCGGCGCAGATGGTCCGGTCTTTGGTCTTGTCGCAGGCGCGGTTTACGTTCCGGAACCGCATGTCGGCGGCGACGCCGCGGCGGACGTTCGGGAACCGTGACCTGAGCCTGCTGGAGCGGCCGTGGGTGAACGCGACGACGGGTGACCTGCTGGCGCGGATGGAGTGGCATGCGGGCCTGGCGGGGAACTCGTTCGTGCTGAAGCGGCCGGGCCGCCTGCGGGTGCTGCGGCCGGATTGGACGGCGATCCTGTACGGGTCGGAGATGGAGCCGGACTGGGCGTCTGGAGCCCTCGACGCCGAGTTGATCG